CAAATACTCTAGCGATTAGTTCCATTCTCATTTGAGATTGGCTCATTAAAGTATTCACACCAGTTGCAGTTTTATTTAAACTATCTGCATCTAACCCTTGTGAATATCTTGTAACACCAGTTCTAGTTTCTCTAACTGTATCTAGGTATTCTAATAATGGAAATGCTTGTTGTGAAATCGTTTGGTTTTGCATTGGCAGCATAACCTGACTTGGTGGTTGTTTAGTTCTAACTACACCACCTGGTCTTGAAGTAAGTAGGTCATCCAAGTTGACCATACCATCCATAATAGCCACTCTGTTATTATTAGTTAAATACATATTATCTAATAACTGTCGCATTACAGTTGATTTAACTAACTGCACATCTTCTACTAATTCTGAAACTGATCTACCATAAAATCTGTGTGGCATGGGAACTGGGGTCAGAGAGCAAAAGGGAATGAAATCGCAAGGCATATTTTCTAAAATTGTGTTTGCGTTTCCACCAGCTACAATTACTTTTCTTAGTTCTGCAATACCATCACCATCCATGTCAATTTTAACATAGCACTCATATATTTCTATATCCTGTGTACTCTCATCTGGAGCATCATGTAATGGACTTTCATCTATATCAGCAAACCTTGCTAATCTTTCATCATTCATGGTAACAGTATTTTCAGTAGGAAGATTATCAACTATATCTCTATCAAAACCCATTTGAATTAAATCGGATCTAGTTTTTAAAACTCTGTGTGCAACAAAATCTGCATCTTCAATACTCTTAGCTGACTTTTGAATTAAAAATTCTTCAGGTGGGATATTTTCTATTTTAACTTTGCCAGAACTTGTAGTTCTTTTAATAATACAATTATATAATTTAGGAGTTGGTATATCCTCCATCACTTGACCTTGTGCTTCAGCTAAGGCTTTTATTTGTTCAAGTTGTTCTTTTGCTTTTTCATCAATAAAACTTTCTTCTTCAACAACTTCAACATCATCATTATCAATTAATATTTGTTGCTCAACCTTTTCACTCTCATCCCAATAAACTTTTACAATTCCATTCTTTTCAATTAACGCATCTTTAAACCATGTATATAAAATACTAAAACCATCATTGTCTTTGTTAAAGATATAATTGATATAGTTAGTTGCTTGTTCAGCAAGTGCTACATCTTCGGCTTTGACAGGCTCACACTTTACAGTTTGATCTGATGCTGTAAAAATTTTAAGTAGGTTTGGCAAGATGGTTTCAATAGTGTCAGCTACATCAGTAGATACGACCTGACTTCTTCCATCAATCTCAGTACCTAATGGTTCTCCCATGTAATACTCTAAAGATTTTTTTCTTTGAGCTGATAGGTTTCCACCCATATAACCCATAGAGTTATTTATCTCTTGACCAATAATATTTTTTAATTCTAATTCTGTTACTTTGTCTGCCATATTAAACTATATAATTTGTTTCGACTGGTATTTCTTCATCCCAATCACTAACTTCTACACCCTCACCTACTACACCAGTTCTAAAGGCATCAGCACAATGAGAAGCATAGTTGTGCATTGGTTTATTTCTAAAACATTGGTTCTTATCATCCCATCTTTTTTGATAGGCTTTTAAATTCTCTAATCCTTTTTGACATTTGTTTTTGTCAAACCAACAATTAGGAAGTGCTTTTCTGACAGCTTCAATCCCATCTTCGATAGATAGTTTTGGTGCTACTTCAAAAGCAATACCTAATTCTAAAGCACTCTCCAATCTTGATTTACCAAAGTTACCTATTTCTCTAACTTTAATATCATGGGGAGCTATATGCTTTGAATACTCA